ATGACTGAATTAACTCATTGGACAGAAAGAGTCCTCCAATTTTTGGCATCAGAAACTGAAGACGATCGTATTTTATATGTAGGAAAATTCAATGAGCTAGTTGATAATGGTTTCACTGAACGACAGGCCTATATCAATCTGCACCGTGAGATTGTTGAGCCATTGCTTGTTGATGCCGACCTAACATGGGAAGAATATACCGAAGCAACTGCTAAGGCTATGACGCGTCCAACCTTATATGATGTAAAAGTATGGATCGAACTTGCTGGTAAGATTGGAGCTTCTGCGGCTACAGGCAACTGGCACGCGGTTGAACATGACTGGGAATGGGACGTTCCAAGCAAATAACACAAAAAGCCCGTCTGGATTAAGTACCTTTGTACCTAGTCCAGACGGGCTTAATTTATATGTGGGCCAACTTGCGTATCTGTTTCAATGTCGCAAGTTGGCCCAATTTAAAACTAGTTAGCGAATGCAGCCTTCAACCAGACCGACTCACCATTCATCTCTACTTCAATCGATGATCCAACGCGTTGCAATACCGTGTACTTACCATTCAAAGTGAAATATTCAGGAACTCCGTTGTTACCAAGGCCGTTTTGGTCAGTCAAAGCATTTCCAAAACGGTCGGTCAACGTGATTGCTGACGCCGGCATATCGTTATGGTAGTCGGCAACTGGGATAGCCATATCTTCATTGCGTGCATACACACCACCAAATTCATATTGCCAGCTATCTAGATAGAATACACCGTTAAACTCTGCCGAGTCAGCTTGCGTGTTAGCGTCCAAGATTTCGACATTCTTCTTGTTTACCCATGAGTAAATATCATCGAGTAACACACGGTCGCCATCTACTTCAAGTACCTTGTGTGGCTCACCCTTAACAAAGTCAGGAATAGCTTCACCAGTCGCATAGTTCTTTGCACTGAAGTTTACCTTAACAGTCATACCTGGCGCAATGTCTTCCTTAGGTGTGTTGTCTGCTTCCTTACCGGCATCAATCGCGGGTGTGTCAGTATTAGGCTTTTCAGGGTTTCCGTGCTTGTAACCATTGTCCGTAATACCAGTCAAGTCAACATTACCGTCCAATCCACCAGCAATGTATGATGCCGTGAATTGGAACAATTGTACATTATCAAATGAAGGAAAGTAATTATAGTTTGGCTCTGGCGTAACCTCGTAATTAGGATACTGAGCCAACCAAAGCGGGTACTTATTAGCAATCGCTTGCAGGTCAAGGTTTGACATCAAGAAATTCTTGTACCCGTATAGCACAGCTGTCTTTCCCTTTGATTGAATATAGTCAAGTCCGTACATAACTACGTCTGTATTCGTTGCACCTTGCTCAATGTCCAAAGCAAAGATAGCCCCCTGTGGCGTTTGGCTTTTTGCTAGATAGTGATCAATTACAGTTTTCATGGTTGCACGGTCAGTAACACCGTCTACGAAAATATAGTCATGTGCGCGTTTTCCTTGGGCGATTGCATACTGAACTTGTGTTGGATACGTATATTGATCAACGTAGCCATGTCCAGCGTAGTACCCACCAATTTGAGCGATGGCAAACTTATCGTGACCATATCCAAACTTACCTTGTGCCCCTTGATAGATTGACCAATCAACTCCTTGGTCACCCTTTGCGGCAAACACCGTTGGTGTTGCTCCGGCAAATAAAAAGGCCGCCATTCCGGCGACCAGCATTGTCTTAATCTTACCCATTATTGTCAACTCCTTTGTTGGCTTTCAACTCTTGCTCAATAGCTCCTTCAATCTGTGAATCCGAGAAATGCCCCGTCAAACCGTTCGCATCAATCCGACCCTTAACAAATTGAACTGCGTCTCGTTGCTTAGCGCTTCCTTGTCCTGGCCCCCAAGTCTTTTCAGCAATCGCGATACCTTGATTGATCCAATCGTAGAACATGGCCAAGTTTTCATTCTTGGTGTGACTCTTAAGCCAACCAATTACGGCAGCTGCAACAACACCAAGAACACCAGTTTGTGCGATTCCAATTAAAACATCAATTACTTTATTCATAATCGTTCATTCCTTTCGAACAATGTCCTGATTTGTTCATCAAGCTTAGCAAGATGGACTTCATGCTCCTTAAATTGAACTTGGGTGTCATCCTTAATATGCCCCAATATTTCTTTCAAGTCGTCAATTGCATCAGTTAATGTAGCAATTGGTTTTGAAAAACCAACCTTAATTGCCCAATTTACGGCGGTAGTTATCGCCGTAGCTATCGCCGTAATCAAAAAAAGAACAATCGTTACGACTGTTCCGGTATCAAAGCTCATCTATTATTCCCCTCAATTTGTTTTTTGATTCGATACAGCGTTGACCGACTGTATCAGCTAATTTTCGACGCCTCTTTGTACGTCTTTTCTTGTAACAACCTATATGCCTCTCTGTGCTTCTTAGTTAACCGTCGTTTTGGACGTCCCTCTTTGTAATGTGGGTTAATCGCCTTGGCACGAGCGCGGCCTTCTGCCAACCTATCAACAATCATGTCTCGTTCGAATTCGGCGAACGTTAGCATGATGTTTCTCAACAAGTGCCCAGATGGTGAATTATCAAGTAACCCCAGATTAAGAACGTGAACTGATATCCCCTTCTTTGTCAGTTTGTCCATAATCTTGATGCCTTCCCTAACTGATCGTGCTAGCCGGTCAAACTTCGTCACAACCACAACATCACCGCTAGTAATTATTCTTTCCAGTATTTTCAACGCTGGTCTATTAGCCGTAGTCCCCGTAAACTTTTCGCTATAGATCTTAGTTGCTCCAAATTTCTTCAACACAGCAACCTGCCCGTTAAAATCTTGTCCTTGTGAACTCACCCTTGCGTATCCATATATCATCTAGTTTCAACTCCACAAAATTAGTGTAGCTAAAACGTATAGTTATCTGATAAATCATGTTGATCATACAATCAGGCTAAATCAGAGTTGGCAGCGATATACGAAACTGTTGATCCGTAAAAGTTTGCTGGGACGTTACCTTCAGTGACTTTGAAAGTTCCGTCTGGGTTAACAGCAATTTTTGCGCTAGTTTACGGGTGTTCAGGCATGACAGCAACCACAGCAGGGCGCAAGAATGCCGGTAATTTCTCATTTGAAATAGAATCAGACGGAATTTGTGCAGTATTACCACCGTTGTGTAGCAGCTGAACAAGCCGGCCAGTTTTAACGTATGACACATTCGCGCTGTATCACATCTTTACAGTCCCAGAGACACCTTTTGCATAAAGCGTTCCAGAAACGCTTGGCCTATTGATTAGGCATCTTATCAATAGTCAGCCATGTACCTGACAACCGTGCACCAATTCCTTTTTCCCATTGCGTAACGAAATAAATATTGTCAGGTGTGATATATGCCTCGACACCGTTTGATCCTGATAGGTGGAGTTGGTCAACAACCCCACGGAAACCATCAGGCAATGGGAAGGTACTACCAGCTGTAATGGTTGAACTTGGACTAGTTGTGTTCGATGAAGCCTGCACAAATCTTCCAATTCGTCGCAAATAAATTGTTGCACCGCCAACTGCAACGTTTGAAGTCGCCATACCTGTAAATTCTGGATTGTATAATTCACCCGCAACAATTACTTTTCCGGTGAAGGTCTTATCACCTCCAATCGACTCTGCACCGGTCTTGTGTACCAAGTTCGAACCAGTTGTAGCAATTGATACGTTGCCGGACCCGTCGATAGTAGCAGAACCAGTTACATCGCCAGTCAACGCTAATGTTCTCGCTGTTTGCCATTTTGTAGCAGTTGCGGCGTTGCCAGAAGTAGACTGATTTCCAGCAATGTTAACGCCCGGAAGATTAATGTTTGACGTCCCATCAAACAAAACCCCACCAATTGTACGTGGAGTTGTCAATTTTCCGGCAGCCGTTACGGATTGCGAACCGATGTTACTTGAAGTAATGATCTGCGTCCATGGCTGGAATACTCCATTGCGCATTGAACGTTGCCAAGTCATTGACTCCCAAAGATTAGTAATCGTTTGTGTACCGTATTTTTCGTTGTATCCTCGTTCCCATGTGATAACTACGTTGTCCAAAACGTTTGTTGTTCCATCTCCATTTTGCGTGTAGGGCGATGTTCCCAATAAATCCGTTCGAACTGAAACGATTGCCTTATGTGAATACCCCGTCAGAACCAATGAACCAAGCGCAACAGTATCCAAATTGTACTTATTTGTAGAGCTTGCCAGAAGCGGCGTTGAAATAACCTTAAATCCACTCTTGTCTACAATCTTGTTTCCAAGTCCGTCTCCACTATCATACATACGTGATGTATAGTCACTAGTTGAATTACCGCCATGGAAGTCGATAAAGGCTGTAGCTGCCCCTAATTCAATATAACCATTGTTTCCAATGTACGTACCAGAACCACCTGTGAGCGGATTGCCTCCAACTGTTAATGCACCGGTCATGGTATCGCCTGATTTTTGAACAGATTTAGCAACCGAAGCAACTGCATTCCAACCAACTATTTTTCCTGAATTAACGGTAGTTATATATTCTTGATTATATCCAAAACCAGCAGTCCTAATTATTCCGCTACCATTACCGTACCCCCCTATCACTTCGACGGTGTTCCACGACCAACTGTCGGTTGGCCCATTAGCTATTTCAGTTCCGTCAGTGTACCAAATTCCTTGATATTTAGTCACATTACTAGCAAGAACCGCAAAATCGTAAGCATCAGCAGGTAACTTTCGAGCACTTATTGCCCCGTTGATAGGATTTGCGACATTCAGCGTTTTTAAATTAGTTGTGTCACTAACATCAAGATTTGTTGTACTAATTCCTGCACTGAACGTTTTCTTTCCAGTGAACGTCTCGGCAGTATCCAAGTGCGCAACCAGCGCATCATTAGCAACCGCCTTCCATGATGACCACGCACCACCAGTCTTAGTCGTCCACCAAGCATTGTTGTTCGAGTCGACCAGCTGCATGAAGCCATTGTTACCGGATTGAATTACTTCGACAACGAAATAATTTGATGATCCACTAGGCATGTTGGTTGCTGAAACATTTGAATAGTAATAAAAGCCGTTATCCAACGTGAAAACATCTTTGTTTGTGCTAATCACTTGCACAACTGGGTCAACGTTAATATCAGCCGTCCCATCAAAGTTTTCACCATTAATCTTGCGTGCGTTGGCTAGTTTTGTTGCACTTGTGGCGTTACCGGCCAATGCACCGCTAATACCATCAGTGAACGTCTTTGACCCGCCAATCGTTTCAGCTCCTGACCTATGAACTAAGTTACTGTCATTATTTGGTGGGTAAACTGATGGCATTGTAGCCGTCTTGACATTAACACCAGTGATTTCACCGGATGTATTAGTCGTAATGCTATCAATGATTGTCACAGTTCCGCCAACAGCAAGTGATTGTGATGATGAAGTATTCGTACGTGTAATTGCGGATTCCGTTAGTGCAATGTCAACATTACCTGAGCCATCAAACGTACCAGTACCAGTTGCAGCGCCACTAAACGAAATTGTACGCGCTGTTTTTAACTTTGTTGCGGTGTCAGCATTTCCTTGCAAGTTAGCAATAATAGCAGAACTAAATGTCTTAGACCCACCAATCGTCTCATTGCCTGTCTTGTGGACGGCAGAAGCATCCACGTTTGAAAGTTCCGCTGCAGTAGAAAAACGGTTCCACGCTGTATACGTAGAACCGTTCTTTACACGGAAATATGATTGACCATTAGAAATGTCAGTAAATCGCTCAACGTTGCTTTCTTTAACGAACACATACGTCTCAGCTGCGCCAGTCGGCTTGTCAGACGTTGTCTTTGAAGCATTTGTTGAAAGGTAAACGCCATTATTCAAACTTGACAGTGCAACGTCAGCATTGATAGCTAGCGTATTCACACGATCACTTGTTCCTGAATTTCCACTAACCGAACCAACAATCGTCTTCAAGAAAGTCTTGATGTCATTAATCGTCTCATTACCAGTCTTGTGGACGGCGGCAGTGTCATCAGCCTTCGTTGCGTCGCGCTGGTCGATATACTTCTGCAAAGCAATGTAATCGGCAACAGTCAACATTCCGGCGTACTGGGTGTTAACTGTTACGATTGACGAATCACTGATTGCAAATGAAACGTCCAAATTAATTGTCTGCGCTGATTGTCCATTATACGCAGGAACCAACGTGGTCTCATTCGTATTGATAATTCCAAGGACATAATTGTCAGTACCGTAGACACCGGTGATGGCAATACCCTTCAAATTATAGTCAGCTGTAACATCACGATTATCAATAATCAAACGAGATTCAACAGTATTATTCGTTAAATCCGTCGTAACCGTACCCATTGGCTTTGTTTGCTTAGGGTTTAGACCACTGATTTGTGAGTAGGTTAAGTCCTTGGTAAGAGATACCGTAAAGGTGTAGGCATTGATAATAGACATTTGTCCTTTATCAGCCAGTGCCTTTGTTATGACATCCTTACCTTCTTCAGTAAAGATTAGGCTAGAAAATTTATTAGCCATCACTTATCCTCGCTTTCATAGATTTGATACGTCAACGTATTACTGCTGATACCACGCACAGCTAATACAGCGTTTGAATTATCAACGAATGTTACTTCATCAACACGCACGCCAGCAGCAACACCGCTTCGGATTCGATCAATGATGTAGTTCTGTTCCCATTCGGTATTGGCCCATTGCAGCGGAATATTGCGGATTGCAATTGCTAATGGCTCACCGTTATCAACAGTCGTTCCATTCCACTTACGCAACGGTTCGATCTCAATTCCTTTCTTAGGGATATTCAAAGACCGTGCAATGATATCCAGCAGGCCATTCACCGTTGAGATACCGGAATTGATAGCCATTTTTGAACGAATCATAATGCGATAGAAACTATCGTCAGCCTCACCGCGTAATTGATTGTATTGAGCACCGATTGAATCAAGCACTTCACCGTTGGCATTATCCAACTCTCGAAAATCTTCAATCGTCGTAAACAAGTCTTGTAGCTGTTTAAATTGCCATTGCAACCATTCAGCGAACAACATTGTTTGGCGACCATAACGGCTAATTGGCGCCGGTAACATAGCTAAAAATTGCTCTTTAAAACTAATTCCCATTCTTCGTCACCACCAAACTATCAGCTGTCGTCGTTGCAATACTGAACTGCGTCAATGGAATATCCGTCATTGCTTGTGAATCTGCTTTGGTTCCAATCTTTACCGTTGCCACAACAATACCGTTCACGTTGTCATAAATGTACTTGTACAAGTATGAGAAGCGAACAGTTCCACCCATTGGAACGCTACCAAGATAGTCGTTCACAGCCTTCTTAACTTGATCAACACCGTCAATTTCGAAGTCGTTGTTAGTCGTAACGTCAACAGTCACGAAAATCGTTTCCTTAGTAGCATAATCGAACGCGACTACATTACCGGAAAAGCCAGCAGCGTCAGTCATCGTCTCTGTATGGCTGCCGACCATTAATATACCCGCCGAAACGGAATTGAACAGCGCATCTGCAATCTTCATTTCTTCACCACCATCAACATAGACGTGAATTGTCTTAGCTGGGTTGCCGTATGAATCGACTGCCATTGTATTGTTCGTAACAACTTGAACACTCTTAACCCCTGGAACTTCCATAACGGCGGAAATCACACCATTGACTGGGCTAGATGGCTTGGTATCATTGGCCAATCGAACACGATGCGCCAGTTCAGCATCCGTTTCGATATTTGCACCATTTTCCACGGCTTGTGGGTTGGTAACAGTGAAAATATCAGACGTTGGTTCAACCTGAGAAGTGATTGCATTGGCCGGTACGTTGTATTGCGCCCCGGTTTCCATTGCATACGCCGTTCCAGCCCCTGTTCCTGACGCAGATAACAGTACATCAGAACCTAACTGGTAGATTTTTCCGTCAGTCGTTTTGAACATTTTTCCAGCCAGAATGACAAAACCAGGCGTACCAGTAAACGACAAGTCAACAATTGCTTGCTCGGCTGGATTGCGATACAAGCCAAAGTTAGAAGCAATCTTATCCAACGAAACACCGGTTGCTGTGCTCAAATACTGACTGTTATAGACCTTTTCAGCAAGCTTATAAATCAAGTCCAAAAAGAACGCCATCAGACGGATTAAGACACCAGCGACAGAGTGCGCAGATGTGTCGGAATCAGAACCAAACAGCTCTTGCCACTTGGCAGTCAAATCAACAACGATTGTTTCGTATTGTGGCCGTGTGAAGCCATTACTATCCAACATCCAAAATCACCTCCGTAGTTTTTTGTTCACCATCAATAACTAAATCAAGTTTGATGTTTGCAACTCGCGCTGATAAATCAGCTGTAATTACTACATCGTTCACTGCATCAATTCGTGGCTCTTGTGTCAAAGCATCACGAATAGCCGTGACAGCATAGCGTTCATTGTATTGCTTACCAATCAAGTCACTGGTATCAAGCCCCATTTCAGCGTCGCCAATGAATGAGCCTAAGCTTGTTTCCAAAATAATCCTGATTGATTGCATAACTTCTTGATCAGCGTCAATTGCGTGTGCGAAGTTGATATCGCCATCTTCTGCTAATAAAATATCTCGCATTAGTACACCTCGATAATGAATGCATCATTAAGACTGTGCATTCTAGTATTTGACAACGGGAACTCATCATTGCTGCCGTTGAAAGCGGCAATTGATCTGTCAATGAACAGAATCACGACCACGTCACCAACATGGACTTCATCACGCAACATTCGCCCAATATGCACACCAACAAGTGGTGCGCGGCTATTTCCGTCACTCTTCATAGCTAATGGCTGGACTTGAGCCTTTTTGCCATCGGCATAGATACGGTCAACGCGCCCCAACTGAGCCACGTTGATGTTAGCGGAAATGTTGTCAGGCAGAATATGCGTGAAGAACTCAACGTCATTGTTGTTTTTCTTAGCTTTTTTAGCCATTACTTCACCCCAATTTCAATTGATGTAGTCGGACTGGTACCGTCAAATGCATGTTCACCACTAATCACAGTCCCCGTAATGTTAACGAACATGCTTTGAATGTGGACATACTCACCAGTAGTAATTCGATAATTTAACAGACTCTCCGCCGAATATTGGTAGCGACCCATGCCGTCATCATCTTCATCCTTAACCCAGTCTTCATCTCGTCGCTCCATTGTTGGTGACGAAATCAAACCAGAACCATTGTTTAACTCAGCAGTACCGGTGTTGTTGTCGTCGTACATGTAACGTAATGTCAATTGACCGCGCCTGTAGAACAACGCAGAATGCGTGTCACCAGCAACTTCTGCTAGTGCGTCTAACGGTGAGCCGTCGACGGTAAATCCTTCTGAATAGATATGATCCTCACGCATTGAAACATTGTTCAGATTAATACCAGAAACACTGACAATCTTGTCAATTATTGTTGAAGCTGCCGTTCCTTCACCAAACGTCAATGATACGTCCGGTAGCTTGCGATAATCAGTTCCTTCTACGACTCGTAATGTGTACTTATGGTCACCGCCTTCGAGCGTTGGCACCGTCGTTTTATAGATAAATCCATCAAACAAAATACCGGTATCACCGCTATAACCGGCAATCACTTGTACTCGGTCACCTTCGTGAACACGATTAAAGCTAATTTGTGACATATTCCAAATGACGATTTCACCGACGCTTTGGTCATTGGTGTTATCAAATGGAATAGTAAATTCAATGTCCATGCTGTCGTTTGATTTTCGGTGATGGTATATGAGTTGTCCGGAGTCAGTCCAGATGCTCAATTGAATTTCAAAATTGAACTGTACTGCATCTGCCATTACATCAACTCCCCATCATCTTTCAAAGTCATCAGATACAGAAAAACGGTCTTTCCGAAATTATCCGGAGAGACCGCTGTTTCTTTCTGTGATTCATCAAACGGCATGATATCGACTGCCGGTATTGCTGGGTTTGTGTAGTCAGCCCACAAGCGACGCCCATAGACTAGCTTCTCACCCAAAACAATTGGCACCATTGAATTGTCATACAAATCGACTGTGTAGAATTCACCATAATCATTGTAATTAAATTGTAGATAGACGTTGACACCACCTAATTCGATTTCAAAAATCTCAGGCAGCTGTGCAACGTTTACGTCAATATATGCTCGTAATGCCATTACTTCACCCTTGCCCTTGCTCCAATTGGGATGAAACGGTCGGGCCAACCATTCCAAGCTCTTAGCTGATCAATAGAAGTACCATATTGAACCCACCAGCCCCAATAAGTATTACCAGCAACAACCGTAACGTACACACCAGCAGGAGGCGAAGCTTGCTTCTTTCCAGCATTAACATTCTTATTCCAGGTAACTTTGACCATCTTTACCCAAGTAACTTCCATAGAAAACTTAATGGCATTTTGGTATCCGCCATCATCATAATCTTTAGTCAAATTACTAATCAGCATGCTATGATTCTGCCGGATAGCCCCGGAATAATCGACGATGGTGCCATTTTCTCCCCATGCATAAAGCTGGTTGTATTTCGCGTCGATATCCGATTGATTATTACCTGTTATCCAACCACTAAACGTAAATGTCTTACTTTGCATTTGCGAATGATCAGTAATCGGCGAACCATCCTCGATAGGGTGCGTTGCGACTTCGATATTCAATTCTTCATGTTCTGACAATGAAAATACATCAACCGAATGACCGTTACCGTCAGTAAATCTTGCCATCTAACACACCTCCTTAAATAGTCGCTTGTGGCATGATTGCAATAAACTTTTCACCAATTGTATTGGCAATCGCATTAGCGTCAGATGCACTCGCGTTTCCTTGAATGGTAACGTTAATTTGAATAGTTGGGTTACCACTGCTCTTTTGTGGTGCAAACGCATTCTTCGCACCATCAGTACCATTGGCATATCGTGGGAACAGCTTCTTAGTCGAATTACCGTCTAGGACTTGCGTACCAGCTGGCAAAACCGTGTTCAAATTGCGTTGGTTTGGGAATAAGCCCATCAAACCGTTTGGCAACATGAACGCTTCGCGCCAGTTTGAACCGCCAGCGTCATTAACAAGCGCCATACCACCACGGTGTCCGCCGGCAGTAGTTCCATTTGCATAATGTGGGACAAAGGCTTGTGAGAACGCACGCTTAGCCCCTGGAGTACCAGTTGCCAGCTTGTTAGCACCCTTACCCTTGACGTTAGCTGTAATGGTAACAGTCTTAGACTTCAAAGAATTAATTGCCGATTGAAGCGTTTTGACCTTTGAAGCAGCAGAAGCAGCAGCCGTACCAATCTTAGCCAATGATGATGATATAGCTGACGCCTTTGAAGACGCCGTTGATACCATCTTGCTCATTTGACTAGAGAATGAAGAAGCGGCCTTTGAGATACCTGACTTAATCGTTGAACTCCACTTGCTTGCACCTGACTTAATCGTGCTGTTTACACGGTTCATTCCAGACTTGGCTTGTGAATTCAGAGAATTAAATCCTGACTCAGCACCCTTGAACTTAAAGGCATTCTTTCCTGAATTTTGAATCTTCCTAGATCCAGACTTCACGGTTGAATTTACCTTGTTCATGCCAGACTTTGCTTGTGAGTTAAGCTTGTTAAAGCCTGACGCAGAACTCTTAAACTTGAACATATTCTTGCCAGAGTTCTGGATTTTCTTAGAACCGGACTTGATGGTCTTGTTGACCTTGTTAGTTCCAGACTTTGCATCAGAATTCAATTTGTTGAAACCTGACTTACTCGTCTTGAACTTGAAAGCATTCTTACCCGAGTTCTGAATCTTCTTTGAGCCGGACTTAACTGTCTTGTTGGCCTTATTCATGCCAGACTTCGCCGTCGAATTCACTTTATCAAGTGACTTCTTGGCATTCTTGTCCGCCTTAGAATTCTTACCAACACCGTCCAATGCCTTATTGAATGCCTTTGATTGTTTCTTTAAGTCATTTGTAGACTTCTTTGAAGCCCTGCTTGAAGCCTTTGAACCGTTGGCAGACTTCTTTTTAGCACTGTTAGACTTCTTTGAAGCCTTTTCAGTCTGTGCAGCAACCTTAGCCATTTGGCGCTGGTGCTTTTGGGCTGCCTTGTAATCGGCGTCCATGTCCTTTTGAGCCTTGCTCTTACCGCTTGACTTCTTAGTCTTCGAAACGTCTTGATTTCGCCAATTATCCTTGTCCAGCTTGACGTTTTTCTTGCGTGCATCCTTCCAACGCTTGTCGTTTAACTTCTTAGTTTCACGGCCAGTTGAGTCTTCGTCACCCTTTTTAATGCCATTTTGCTTATTAAGTTGAGCTTGATACTTGCGAATACCGTCGGCGTCACCGTTTTCGATTGCTTCTTGCATTCGCATTGCTGAAAGTTGCTTTGACTTGGACTTCGACTTGCTGCCCTTAGAGATTTGTGAGTACAACTCATTGGCATTCATCTTGTCATAGCCGTATTGCTGCATATTTGAAGCAAAATCTTGCTTCTCCTTCGTAGCTTGGGCAGCTGCTTGAGCTTTAGCAATCGCACTAGCCTTCTTTTGGGCTTTGGTTGCCTTTGACTCCGGCTCCTTAGTTCCACCGAACATAGAACCAATCCATGATCCAGCCTTACCACCAAGCCAGCCACCAGCCATTGAACCACCAATCGTACCAAGAGGGCCTAAGAATGAACCCAATGCTCCACCAACAGTTGCACCGACACCAGTTCCAACACCTTGACCAACACCCTTGTGACGGGCTAACGATCCGGTCTTTGTGCTTGCCATTGTTGCCATAACATCAACGCCAGCAAACAAACCGTTCATCAAAGGCATACCCTTGCTTAGGAACTTGCCAGCAGAAGCCAGACCCTTCGTTGCCGTGGTTAAAGCACCACCAAACTTTGATGCACTAAATGCAGTACGTAGCCCACCAGCTTTTTCTAGTACTGTTGCAGTTGCGCCTAGTCCAAATGCCTTAGCACCAGTTAACTTAGCACCAATACCAGTCTTTGTTTTTGCAAGCATTTCAGCTTCATTAGCCATTCCACGAATTGTTGCACCCTTTGAAAGGGCATTCGTTTTCCCACTGTTTACAGCACCCATTGACTCAGCTAATCCGCTTGATGCACCAGATGTACCAGCAAATCGATCAACAGCACCGCTAAATACGCTCGTAGCTTTGCTAAATACGCTATCGCTAGAACTGCGTGCCTTTGATAATCCAGGAATTATGCTAGAAAGGCCCTTGATACTATCACCAATCAGCCCTGCGCCACCTTTGAGCACCTTAAACGCAGCACCCGCTGTTAGCGCAACACCTACAAAGCGACCAATTGTACCAATAGCGTCTGACAGCTTCTTCTGCGACCCTTCTGGCAACATCTTACCAATGCTTGAACCGACGCTCTTAATCTCATCAATACCCTTTTTGATTACCGCAAAGGTATCTTTGACACCACTCCATGCGCCACCGCTAAAAGCTTTGGCATAAGGCGCCATAATTCTGGCACCTTCACCAATTCCATTAGCTACGCCAACCAGCGAATCCGTTATGCGCTTTGAATTAGACTTCAGCTTATCAATATCCGTGAAACTACCTGAAAGTTTTCCTAGAATATTCTTGAATGCGCCACCCTTAGCAATACCGTCAGAGAAACCTTGCATGATTTCAGACAGCATGTAGCCACCAGCAGACTTACCAGAACGCAAGACACCAGGTAGCGTTGAATTGAAGCGTTCTGACGCTTTAGAGATACCACCAGAATTACCATATCGATCAATTCCACGGTATGCGGTTTGCGCAGATACAGCGCCCCAATCATAGCCCGTACCAGTTTTGTTCAAACCAAGCTCATGACCAGTTTCACGCTTGTACTCTTTACGAATAGCACGGGTAATTTTACCGTCAACCAGGTTCAATGACTTGGCAATTGCCCCGTTCATCTTACCCATATCACCGGTATTACCGATAGCCGTCTTAAGCATTTCCATTTCACGTTGGTTAAGCGCATTGGCGTCTTGGATGTTGAACACACCCTTCAACAACTTTTGCGTCTTGCCAACACTTCCAGAATACTCACCGGCATCTGAAGAGTAGATTTGCTTTGCGAAACCATTAGCCTCTGTGTAGTCATTACCAGCGAGAATTGCTGTTCGCATTGTGGCATCACTTGCACGCTTAGCCTGCGCGGTCAGTTCAGCACCCTTCACATTCTTGTGTGCGTCCTGAATAGAAGTCGCCCACATAGCCTGTCCTGATTGACGCTCTTTCAACGTTTCCCAACCAGTGTTGACCATGCTTTTAACACCGTCAGCAAGCCCCATAACGGCAGTTGCACCCAACATACCGACTGAGAACATGGCAGTTGCTTCTTTGAATGAGTCTTTCAGCTTTTGACCGGTTTTACTCATTTCAGCAGCTTGTTTCTGTGCAGCTTGTGCGCCACTCGAAGCAGACTGTTTTTGCGCATTGGCTGCGCTTTTGGCAGCCGATTCAAGTTTCTTGTATGACTCGGTTGCCCGATTAATGTCATCAATCTGTCCCTTAAATTGACTACCGCCAGAAGTCGACGTCTTCATTACCGCTTCTGTTTTTTCACTCATAGCGCGCAGCTTCTCTAATGAATCAGTTGCACGCTTAGCACCATCTGAATAACCATTAAATGAGTTACCAGACACCTTGCCAGAAAAGCCAGACAAACCTTGAGCAGCTTCTTTCAGCTCTCGTATGGCAGCACTGGCTTTTTTCAAATCATCAAGACCTGAGACGTTCATCTCCGTTTTGATTGTCGTTGAATATTCCGCCATTACTCTTCACCACCCAAACCAAAAGGACCGCTCACATAAGCTTGTTTCTTATCGGCTAGCGCATTCAGATATTGCAGCTCTTTCAAAGTTGCATGATCAATTTCTTCTCGTGATGCAACACCTGCAATTACCGGCCATTCATATATCCAATTATCTTCAACATCCTTGTTAGTGAAGTATTCACTTGGATAGTGACTAGTCGTCAAACTCACCAAGAAACAAGTCTGCCTCGTCAATCAATTGTGATAGTCCTGGGCGCTCGTCGAATGAATCAACATCCAAACCAGCTGGTTCAACAACGACTTGCTCCAACAATTGGTCAGCAAATACAGAACGTGCAATCAAACCATTAGGCATGCGTGAGTTGTCCAAGATTTCCATCGCTGCACGCATTCCTGGGTATTGCAACTTGTACGTCCAGTCCTTACCGTTCTTGTCCGTGATTACCACCGTCTTTTGCTTACCAAACTTATTCTCTGGCTTTGCTTCAACTTGTTGGTTCTTTACTTCTTCTGACATGTTAATATCCTCCAAATATAGACGGGCACCGGCCCTTAGTAATTTGTGGCCAATTGCCACTAGTAATGACACAGGAGTCGAACCTGTGCCATCAAAAAAAGCTATCAAAATTCGATTACTTATCGAACTTCAATAGCCATATCCAATGTTTCGATTGTGTAAGTTCGCTTAGGCGTTTGCTTACCATAAGCACCGTCAGCCGGCTTCGCGATAAACGCACGCGTAGCAGAAATCTTCTCAGTATCTGACAAGATAACAACCGGGAATTGCTTGTGAGCATTTGCCAAGGTGTTCAAATACTTGTGAGAAGCGGAATTGCCTGACAAGTTAATCGTGATTTGTCCCAATCGTGAGTTGTTAACCGCAAATGAGGCGAACCCTTGCGCATCAACTTCAGTTGTAATCATATCTTCCTTGTTGGTGTATGAAATCATATCACCGTCTTGGAACCCAATAATGACCTTACCGTCGACGGTCAACGTGACCGACTTGGCGTCATAAGCCTTCATATCTTCAGCCATCTATATCACCCCTTAAATATCGCCAATAGTTCCGTGAATTGTAACGTCATGGATAGCACCAGCACGCGTGTAAGTGAATGACAATCCATTGTACTTACGTGACGAGATATCCGCTGCAGCTTGTTGATCACGCGTTTGAGCAGTGACTGTGAATTGACCGGCACCAGTCTCAGGGTTAACCAAGATAATGCCGTTATCAGTTGCTTGACGAAGTACCGTCGTAACAGCAGCTTCAAGTTGAGCGATACCAGTCATGTCGTATGACAACTTATCCACTGATTGCAACAAGTTTTGGATATTCGTTTCCAAAGTTGCTCGTACCCAATCATCACCAAGCAATGCGTCGATATAATCTCCGCCCAGCGTCAAACCTTCTGATGTTTGGTCCTTGCCTGCCTTAACAACATACAAGTTGACGTTGTTCTTAGTCGCAATAGAAACTACAGAACCATTAGCCTTAATCGCCGTTGAACCAGTCAATGACTTAAACTTCCAAGTTGCAGAACCTGGCGTCTTGTTACCAACCGCCCCGACGAAGGCTCCGATATTGTAGCTTTGTTCAGCGTCAACACCGCCAATCATAAACGTGCGGGCATTACCGTAGAACGGTGCATTCTTAACAGCTTCCAATGCGGTAATTGCACCAGCTGGTGCACCGTCAAAGCCAGTTCCTGATACAACCAGGAACTTACGACCATAGGCCTCAATCGCGTTAGACATTGCAACAATGTCATTTTGCGTTGAAGGCACAATAGCACCGAACTCCCAGCCATCACCCAGAGCCGTTTCAAGCTTCTTAGTAGTTGCTGAACCATCAGTTGAATTAGGAACACCATAGATAAACAATGTTTGTCCGTGTGCTTCTTGTGCAAAGAACCCCTTAGCAATTTGCGTTGCTTCGGCTCCCAAATTTAAACCACGATCAGTAATTTCTTGCAACGTTGATACATTCGTATCAGCAATCACTTCATTCGTACCGTTTTGTACGATAAAGATGGCCAAGTTACCAAGATTTACTGGTTGTGCTGGTGACGCCACGTCCAAAATGACGTGTACGTCTAGCAAATCATTCGCCATTACTTATTTCTCCTATTTTTCTTGTACATCAACGCTGTCAATTTGCGGCATCTGTTCGTCAACGAATGGATCCCGTAACCGCAAGCGCATATCAAAGCCGACCATGAACTTGTCAGCCGTCGAATTTTGAATTGAACGAATATTTGTCGGCATAACTTCCGCAATCACGATATCAGCTTGTCGTAACTGAGTTAATGATGCATCAGTCACGAACTGATTACGTAAGTTTTCCGACAAATTGAGAGCTTCTAATTTTTTCAAAGCGTAGTGAGTAAAACTAACCACCGCTTCAAAGGGAACACGTTCAGTAACGTCGTAGTGTTCATAGATGTCGATACGAGGACTAATAATGTCGAATACAACAAAAGGCGCTGCCGGAATTTCTCCAGCACCGCCTAGTTCAATCATGGTCAGTCCCTGCGTGTCCTTAATGATTGTGCTGAATACCTTGTACAGCACCGAATAATCATACGTCTGTATTGCCATTCAACGCCTCCTCAGTCTTCAATTCGTATTGGATGACATTTGAGTAGTCCTTGTATGACTGCTTACCTGTCACTCGATACCTCACATCATTGTGTTCTACTAACGTTCCTTCAGGAAAGTCATGCTCCGAAAACCATGCCACCGTTTCTTCAGTATCATCACCCTGTTCGGTACTAATTAGCTGACCAGCAAGAATAGAACTTGTAATCGAGAACGTTAGAAACGGCTCATACAAACTAACAGGCTCGCTTTCAGTTTCAACCCACTGCCCGTCTAACCAATCACCAGTAGCTTTCGGATGCACCATCAGATTAGTTCCAAACATTTGAATAAGCGAGCTCATATCAAGATAAAAAGCCATATTACTAACTCTCCTTGTGTGTGACTGCGCCAATCATATCTCCGGTATCAATCAACGGCTGACTAGAACCCTTACGTGACACCGTAGCCGGTGCAAGTGGTGCGAAATTACCGGCACGAATAGTCTTTTGAATATCATCAGCCATTTTGCTGCCGAGTTGTGACATCAAGGCGGTTGTTGAGAGATTTCCAGTAAATACCTTCAGAACATCACCACCGACATCATTCGCCCACTTACGTTCATTCTCATATTGAGTATTACGTAGGAATGGGCGGGCTGGAATACCCCGACTTGTCCCGTATTCATTCCACATTGCTTTTTTAGCAGCGAAGCCACCAAATATACCCGCTTCAGCTTCTCGCCCGTCAACGGCTTCTAATCGTGCAATCATTTCATCTAAATCGAAATTAGATTCGACAGACGTGTCACATGTTATTTCCATGATGATCACCTAGATGAATACTGCAACATTAGCTCCACCTTGCAAGCTGTCCAACAATTCTTGATATTGGCGCAAATAATCGCTCATTCCGCCAGTATCCTTGTATTCGATAGACATTACAGACAAAGTTTGCTTCTTAACGTTGCTGTTCTGATTGTTCACAACGCTTGCATAGTGAGCGCCCAAGTAACCGGCAGCCATTTCTAGCTTTGGGTCCTTGAATCCGTCCTGCGTTGCGACCGTAATCGCATCCTCTGCCAATACCTCTAGCGTGTTAGCTGGAACAGACGCTAATTGTGGCGCTAACATCTTAATTCTTGTAACTACTTTTGCTACGTCTGCCATATCAGCACCTACTTAATCTTCAATACTCGTCCAATAAACAACACGTTAGACATAAGACCGTTGAGTCGCTTCAAGTTGCCAACGCTCATGTGAAAGCTATTAGCAATAGATGCCAGCGTGTCGCCGTCTTGTACCGTGTATGTGTTCTCTGGGCGTGTTTCAGGAACCGGCGCACTCTCTACTAGCTTAGGCATGAAGATACTTGCCCAGTCTTCTGAAGCAGCTGGTACCTCCGGTTCAGTCGGCGTAACTGGTACTTCTGGTGTGACCGGTTGCGGGTCAACTGGCGCACTCTCTACCGGCGCTTCTGGTTGAACAGCTGATGATGAGTCTGGTTGAGCAGGTTGTACGTCAACAGCTGCACTTGATGAAGCCATTGATGACGAATCTGAAGCTGATGAAGCTGAATCAGCTACAGAAGATGTAGCCTCACTTTGTCCGACAATCGTCGCCTCGCTTTCAGCTTGATCAATATCTTCTTGTGGCTCACCAGGAACCAACTTCAACAAGTCAGCCTTTTGTGCGTTTGATGGATACTCAATACCGTGTGAATCAAGCCAGGACTTAATTTCGGTAACAGTATTCTTATCAGTGACAATATCCATTTAAGTCACCCCCTTACAAAACAGTTGCTTGGAAGATGTTACCTGCTTGCGCCAACGTAGGAACGACCATTGTTGAAACCTTGATAACAGAACGGATAGGGTCGTGCGTCTCTTCGTAGCGGTCAGCAAACATGTTACCGATTTGTGATGATTCAACATCACCCGCTGCAACTGCACGAGCTTCTTCAGGTGTCAAACCGTAAACAGTTTCACCGACAGCATTGTCCGCAAACATAGCGAATTGGTTGTCAGCAATGTAGTTCGTCACCGTTTGCTTACCCTTTTTGTCGACGTCAGCGTACTTACCAGTGTAAGCGCGCAAAACAGGCAAACCGTTAGCTTGCATAAACTCATCCAAATCAGATTGCATAACCGTACGACCGTTGTTTGAGCCGAAAATGTTAGCAACAACGTTAGGGTTCTTGCGCAAAGCATACAAAGCCTTTTGAGACATAATCGCCCGCGTTGGCGTTACCGTAACAGATTGAGCCCATTCCATGATTTGCTCAATTGGGTCCTTAGTGGCATCCGCAAAGTCTGCCGTTCCCTTTTGTGAGCTATCAATACCGTAATCGACCTTGTATGAACCACCCATTTGGTCCTTCACATTGATAACACCAGTCATCAACGCTTGCATACGCATCAATTCAGTTGCGGCATCAATTGAACGAACGACATTGCCCAAGTCGTCATAAACAGTGTTCATGATGTAGCTTTGCTCTTCCGGCGTACGTGGCGTACGCAACTTAACCAAATCATCTTCCTTAAGGATCATCTTCTTCTTGATGAAGAATGGTTCAGTCTCTGATACTTGTGCAGTACGGTCACCAATCTCAGCTTCCGTATCGAAAGCGTGCACGTGAGCGATAACTGGCACGTTAGTACCTGACGTCAACACCTTGATGTCGTTTGATTGCACCTTGCGTGCTGGGAACAATGCAGCTCCCAATAGGTTTGGTGTTTCAACGGTCTTGGTATAGTCCAACACGTCTTGGTGTGGGAACAAATCCAAAATATCTGTTGCCATTTTTTATTTCTCCTTCTTAGTTAGTAGTGGTTCCGGAACCACCCGCAGTAGATGGTGCTGGAGCTTCACCGCGGAACTTAATACCGATTGCCTTCAACGCCGTCTTTTGAGCGTCAGTCAACGCTACTGGTAGACGGTCAGGCAAAACATATCCCTCAACCATTACGGATGCGGGTATTGGGTCATCAGTCGAACCAACAACATGATTAACTACCAACCCGGCAACTGCACCATTCTTCATGAATACGGCTCCTGACGCGTATTCAGTGTCGGCCAATTCAGTGAACGCTTGGAAACGTGATGAGGCCAACCAATTTAGTTGATCAACCTTTGTCGTCGTGTACTTCATTCGTACATCCTCCTAATTATTTAATGCCAAAGAAGCTGTCAGCAACATGGTTTGATGATGTGCTATTAGCGCGTTCAGCTGCCAATTGTCCACGAGACTTACCAATTGAAGTAGAAGCGCCTGGATTACGTGGCGTAGTACCACGCAATGACTCTTGGCGCTTTGCTTCAACTTTTTCATCAACCAACTTAGCGAATGCTGCCACTGCCGCAGTCGTTTCATCAGCCGTGTCACGTACAACGAACGCCAAAGTATCCTCATCAGCAACCATGCCCTTATCAGCAAGCATCTTACTTGCTTCAGACACCATGTTTGTGTGATTAAGTTGGGCTTGCAAATCATCAGCGCGCTTTTGAGCTGCTAACAATTCTTCACTTGCCTTTTGAGCTTCGTGCTCCTTGCGTTGGTCATCAGACATTTTGGCTACCTTTGTGGCTTCCTCTTGGTCTGCTTCCCACTTAGCACGAGCATCAGCAAGGTCCTTAGCGAACTTTGCTTCATTGGTCTTGTTAGCGCGCGATACTCTTTCAGTTAGCAATGCATTAATGTGCGCTTGTTGTTCTGGTGTGAATTGCACACCGCCCTCTTGAACGCCGTTGCTGTTTTCGTTTCCGTTAGCGCCTTGTGCGCCAATAGGTTCATCAGCCATGTTACATACCTCCGTTTACAGTCCGTCGACTATCATTTCCTTGCAGCTTTTAGGGCCAATCAGCACGTTTTGGGCACAATAAAAGCGCCTAGCCATTTCTAGCTAAGCGCTTATTAACAATTATTTATTCTTCATGACTTGATTGTACAAATCATCAATCAAATCTTCATATCGATTAACAATATCCCAATCAGGGTTATCGTAATCCCAACTACCGTCAGCTTGCTTGTACCCAGCAATAGACAAAAACTTCTTTAGTTCTAAATAATCATTAGCCCTAAATTCAAACCGGGTAACATCATTACCGCGTTCAATTTTAGTGGCTTTTAGCAAATACTCAGAGGCACTCTTTTTAATGAAATCTACATCATTGTTAGGCAGTTCAAACTGAACTATTTTATTCGACTTCGTCAACATGATACACCGTAATAATTTTCCCTTCTTTTTTATTTACAACCAGAAGCACGTCGTTGTCACCATTATACCAAAACACATCATCACCGGGCGCTTCCGTGATAAAGGTGTTGTCTGACACTAGTGTCTTTTTGAAATCTTCTACTGTAATATCACGCTCATACGCCCGTTGAATAGCATGAAAATTAACTTGCTTAATGACTGTACCGTCAACTGCCTTAATTCCTCGAAGTGCAAACCACTCTTCAGGGATATCTTTCAACGATTTAATTTCTATTGGTTCTTCTGGCTCTTGATCAATGTTTTCATAATCATCATCAGAATTATCATCATTGCCGATTTGAGTTCCAGCCAGTATGCCACCAAAAAAAGAAAGGTCTGGTTTAGAATCATCTTCCACACGAACCAATGTGCAACGGCAGTTTGGATGGAATGGAACCAACGTCTGTGCATCCCCAAGCGAATACGTCTTGCCAACATACGGCAAGCAATACTGGCACGCACCAAATTCGTTGATGATCATCACTTGCTGGTCTTTTCTACCAGGCAAGTCACGATATTGTGAAAGTCCTTTATCACGGGCAGCTGCGGACTTCCAAGCAGTCACCTTAGCTTCACGGTCAGCAATTGCTGCATACGTTCGGATATTACGGGCAGCAGAAGCACTGAATGAGCGTAAATACCACCACAAGCCCATATAACCACCAACCATTTCGGCTAGTTGCTTACGTCGCTCTGCTTCGTCTTGCTCTTTCTCTTTCTTAGCCGCGTCAACATAGTCTTTCAATTCGGCCAGATAATCATCATCACTGTAGTTTTCGTAATCAATGTCAGCCATACTACATTCCTCCAGTAATAATCGCCCATTGCTTAGCGCTCACTCCTTGCTGGATAGCTTTGCTAATCTCAATCGATAAACTAGCAAGGGTCTTATCAAACGACGTCCAGTAGGCTTGTGAGGGCGTTTTATTGTCGAAAGAAGCGTGGGACAATTCCTGAACTTTACTATCAGGTAACGTGGACTTAATGCCCGTGTCCTTTGCTTGTCGCTGATACTCGTCTTTGAACTCATCGTTAAGCGTTGAGTCAAATAACTTGTATGAATCAATTGCGAACGGCAACATCAGCAAACCCATCATTGACTGAACGTACATTTCCATATCCGAAACACCCATAGTCAGAAATGCCATTTTGCGCTTCTTAGCGTTGATTTCAGACGTTCTGGGTAATTGTTCGGCCAGCTTCTTCAAACGGCTAATGTCGGCAGCATTTGGTGCCTTGGTTAGTATTCCGCTATCAATGTGGTCGTCAACACTATGAGCAACAAAAAAAGCGCTCAATTCGGCGCTCATCTTGTCAGTATGTTGATCAGCTTTCTTATCAAGCTTCACGTTGATGTCGTAATCATGCTTCATTGTGACAAGCATGTGTTGCTTTTCCTGTGATAGTTGCATTACTTAGCCTCTTGCTTATCAAAATCGGCATCCGTCTCATCACTGAGTGAGCCCATCATGCTCTTAGCAGCGTCCTTTTGCTCTTGTTCCTTGGCCTTGATAACTGCATCAGGGTCTTCAATCGTTGAAATCTCTGACAACGCGGTCTTACGGTCAACACCAGCGTCAAGCATTACCTTGGCTGTGTTGGCTTCGTCTTGCACATTGTGTGGCACAGTTCGTTTGAACGTCATTTTGACGTTGTTTGCATAGTCCTTATCACCAGTATCAAGCGGCAATGTTGCCCCAATCGTGAATGCCAAGCGCCACATTTGGCGCAACGACATTTTGAACTTGCGCTCCTTCATGTTTGCTGCCGTACTCATTGACTGCAGCTTAAATTCAAGCGAAGTACCTGACGCATTACCAAACACATCATCATTGAAGTTGGCGACGTTTGACTTGTTGTAAATCATGTCGATAACCCGGTCCAAGAAATTCTCTTGAATGCCGTCGGCGTCTGGCTTGTTCATAAAATCAATTGTCACATCACGTTCAGTATCTACCGAAGCAACGTTAATAACACGCTTATCAATCATGTCTTTAATGATGTCAGGCTTAAGCTTGGCGTTAATCACCTTCATGATGGTGTTTGAGAAATAATCAATGTCATTCCCCTTATTGCTCAAGGCAACTTCAACCGCATCAATCAAGCTCATAACTTGCTCAAACAGTCCCTGACGCTCCGTTGACGCGTAGAACTCAACCATTGGCACATTCATAAATTGGTTATCCATTACTTCTTCCGAAATGGTCATTTCAGCACCGGGCGTACCAGTGAATGAATACGCATCCGTCTTGGTGTACAACGTGCCTGATAACTCACCGTTACGTTGCTTTTGTGTGTAGTAGATACCAAACACTGGACGCTTCTCAATTGAGCTATCATACACGATAAAGCCGTTGCGCGGGTCAACTGGTGCGACACGCGTCTCTTTCTCCTCGTTTTGGTAAACAAGAACGTACGAACGGCCGAAGATATCAACTTGCTTTGCCAATTCAGCAACAATGTCAGTCAAATCATTAATATCAACAAACTTGTTGATTGCTTGATCAAGCTCATCATTGGGCTTGCCGTTGTCATCGTAATCGAACTTAACCGGTGTACCAGCAAAGTATCCGACTTCTGTATCAACCAATTCCTTGGCGAAATTAACAATCAAGCGATTATCAGGCTTACCGGGTGCTTTAGACATCTTCTCTAAGATTGAATGCTTACCCAAGTAATACTTCATAAGCTTGTTGAACCAGTTATGCATTGCACGGTTGTGCTTGCTTAATAGTTGGCTCAATTCATCAGGAGCCAGCATTTCATCCCCGACGCCCTGGTCGAAGTAGAAGACATTATTATCATCAGACGATAATCTGTCGCTATTGAATCTAAACGCCATTAGAAAATACCCTCCATTACGACAATTTGGTTGTCTGTCGACTTGTCATTGTGAATGACGTATCGCATTGTATCCATTGAGTGGTCGTTATCCTTAACTGGCACGCCTTTCTTCTCATCCCACACATATGCGAAAATTTCCGTTTCGAACTCAGGCGCATCCTCACGTACAACATGAAGCTTATCTGCCTTGATTAGCTTGGCTACGTCTTCAATACCCTTAAGGATGCGCTTATCAGCGTTGCGAACATCAATATCTTCGTTAGCAAAACGCGCAACGTGTTCAGGTCGTGCGGAATCAGCCCAAAATGGAATGTCACCGTATCGGTCAACGACAGCCTTAGCAACTTCAACCCAGTAATCAATTTCAGCGTGTCGCTTTGCGCGCTCTTCGATTAGGTAATAATCTTCACCCTTAACGCCCCACACTTGAATAACACCAGTGTGTTCATATCCCCAGTCAACACCGGCAATATAGCGGTCCATTTCTGGTAGGTCTTCTTTGTTGATAAAGTGCTTCTCTTCGTCAAAGTCGGCATACACGGCACCTTCACCAGAAACCCATCGCCCATAGATTGCACGATCGTATAGCATTCCACTAGGTGTCAGTGCCTTGATGTTTTCGCGGGACTTCTTACTTAGTGACGTGTTATCGTCCAAAATGAACTGATTCTGAATGATGTGGCTGCGCTTTTTTTCGGCTGGCGTATATCGCAAGCTATCTGAGTTGATTGCCTTATCAATATAGTCAGTCTTCAACCAATGCGACGGAATATCCGGGTTGGTATCTACCAAGACGCGGGCCGTATCAATAGCAGAAATACGCTTAAGAATTTCGGAAAACACTTCCGGATTAGCCAATGAAGCCTCGTTGATATAAGCGCCATAGGCCGTCATACCACGAATAGACTGCAAACCACTGATTGACCCATGATATGCAAGAACAATCTTCACACCACGTATATAGAGGTTGTTGAAGCGGTCATAGGTTGGATAGATGCCAAACACTTCACCCAGTGGTTGGATGATATTGTTTTCAATCGTCTTGGCAGTTGCACCTGACATGATGTACATCGGCGTACTAATACCTTGCGCATTAGCCAACTTACGAACACGCTCAATCTCATACAAAAACATAAGATTATCAATGAAGGTCTTACCAGCACGGACACCGCCATGATTAATCATCATGTTCCAATCGTCCCTGGCAAGAAAGCCGATTGTTTGAATTTGCTTCTTAGTCAGAAACATTGGGTTCTTAACCGTATCAGCCATTGCCTTCATCCGCCTTTCTCAGTTCTTCTTGTGCGATTATGTTGATACCAGCAAGCAATCGATCAATTTGTTCATCTTGACGCTCTTGTTCAGCACCAGTTGTTTGAATTGCTGCCGCCTTAGCTTCTGCAATGATTGCGTCAGCGATTACACGGCGTACACGGGCGCTTTCTAGCTCAACTTGCTGTGATTTGTTTATCTCAGCTAACAGACGTTCTTGGGCTTTCTGCTTGTCGTACAAATCGAGTACAACACCATCTCGACCAATTGAAACTTTCTTGATCAAGCTTGTGTCAACCAGTGATTTGTCTTTCAACTGCACCCATGAACGGTGATTAATGACTGGATTACCATCTACATCAACCAAATGCTCACCTTGATAATCAATAGCAAACTCATCATATCCACCAAAATCAAGGTAGCTACCAATATCTGAGAATGCTTGTTTCATTAAGTCGGCAAGTACGTCGTTTTTGTCGGCACCAATCTCTTGAAGTCTTGCTTTGCGCACTCGTTCAATTTCGTGTTTCACCCTAACATTTCCTAACAATCTAGGTCCTGCAGCGCTTGCTGTCTTGTAATCAACTTCATAAACATTCATATACGACTGAGTTGCGTTAAACGTTCTCACATATTCAATGACAAAAGCCTTCTGCTTATCGGTTAATCCACTGCCATCAACTTCATCAATCGCTTCTTCAACAATATTTTTTGTACGCGTACTTTTTGATTTTGTACGCGTACTTTTTTTAGGTGGCGCATCCTTATTTCGCGACCAACCGTAACGCTGTTTCCAGCTCTTAACTGTGCTTAGCGCAACATCATACTTGGCTGCAATATCCTTGTACTTCATACCAGCCAGGTAGTCTTGCTCCGCCTCTACCCATTTGTCGGCCACTCTCTTCACCACCTCTCACACCGCTACCGAGCGGCACTAATAGTGAACTACCTGAGTGCGAATTGGTTTTGGTGACTTATCCTTCTTTACTACTTTCTTTGGTTGCTGCTTACGCTTATCAGCTTTGTCGATTGCCCCGATAATTTGAGCCTCGACACTTCTATAACTTGGATTACCCATGATATTTACTCCAAAACAAAAGCCAGCTATCAAGTATTCCTTGATAACTGGCTTCAACCGTGCGCTGACACATCCACAGCCACGGCACGATTATTAGATTCGAGAAAGCATATCCTTATGCTTATTGATATGTATGCATGTGGTCAGGATTTGCACCTGACATAATGTGTATTCTCTTCCAAACGGGTTGCCGCACTCACTGGGGCATCCTGACTTCGCTTATTATTCCAGCCATTCCCAAACCTAGGCGTAACACATCTTATTGTCTAAGCGTCTACCTATTCCGCCACACATGCTATATAACACACATTTACTAGCCGAACTAACGGCAATAGCGACTGCCGGAACCGACCCGACCGACACCCAACGAGTGCCATAACGAACAGCTTGGATACTGTTGTCGCTGCCAATTTTGAATTAAGGAGTTAATCCATATGACTTTAGCCTTGGTGTCTACTTGATTGAAGGACCACATCTCCAAATCTTTCGACCCTAACATAATACAACGGAAAGCACGAACCATGTGCGACTTCAAAACGAAGCTCATACGAACGATATGCGAACTAAATCAATCCTCATCAATACTGCGGTATACGTGGAAATCGTATGTATCAACGAACGCATCCGCAAAATAGCGAAACGCACGTTGAATATACTTTTGCCCCATCCTTGGGGTCATATTCATTAATTCAGAAATATCGATCCATTCCATATCGTCAATATAGCGATATTTAAAGAAAAACTTCTCTGGTTCTGGCATTGCATTAATTGCTTGTCTAACCAATTCAATGTAAACCTGTGCCCGTGTGTGGTTGCTAAGCTTCTCATCAACAGAATTTCCATGTTTTGGTGATCCCGGCATATCTGTAATAACCGGAGACTTCAAATCAACGTAACTCATCCGAGCTTGTGCTTTGATATGTTTAAATTCTCGTTCAAAAAAATCGCGAACATTATCTTCTGTTGCGCGTTCGTTAACCGCCCTTAAAAGTGCCATTCCGTCGCCCCCGTTCTTCTGATACAATGAAATCTGCTACGAAAACATTGCGCTGGGCTTAATGGTCTGGCGCTTTTATTTTGCTTTCTTAGATCCCACGACATACGGATCACGAACCTTTTTGAACGTCCAACCGTAATACCGTGTAATCTCTTGCACCGTCTCTACGCTGGTGTGAACAACATACGCTAACTTTCGCGCTGACCAGTCAGGATGCGCTTCACGCTTCTGAACTATTCGCTGCCAAATAATGTCGTGCGTCTTATCAACAAGGGTTGCCTTGTGATTGCTAATTACCGCAGACTGTACTTCTTTTGCAAAGTTGTAATTCAAACCACTCATAATCACTCCACCAAATTCTCGTATCGTTCACCGTACAGCTCTGCCATCTTCATCAGAATTTCCTTATCTGGATTATCTAAGCCATGTTCAAGGCGCTTTAGGTCTGCTAACCCAGATAACCCCAACTTATACCAAGCCGTATTTTGCGCTACCTTTGCCTTGATACGTGCTTTTGCAAGCTTTGTCGTTGGTGGCATACGGTACACATCATCTTTCCAGTACAAATTTTTCATTTGTCACCCTAAAACAAGTCCAACTGAACTTGCTCGTCCCTTTCATCTTGAACAATTTCGGTATTTTGGTGAGGATCATCTTCAATCACTTCACTTTTAAAGAACCGTTCACCAATTTCAGTGCCGTTCGAATCATGTCCATAGACGGTCATCGTGTTTTTCGCAATCATTTTGATTTTGTATCCGTCTCGCTCTTCAAGTGTAAACAACGGCTTGCTGCTCAAAATATCGAACCATTTACTAAGCAGCCGTTCTGGTATATCCATCACCAAGCCTCCGTAATATCAAACATTTCACCAGCATACTTACGAAGCAACGCGTCATAATCAATGCCAGTATCGATATGTTCTCTAGTTCCGTATGGACTAAGCCAGTAAACATTCCACATTACTTTTCCCTCGGACGTTGAACAACGTATTGACCCATGAACACCGTCTCAGCAGTGCCATTATTAATTACTCGTAACGCACTTCGAACTGCCGCTTCACTCTTGCCAACAATCTGTGCGATTTTTTCAGTATCAAGTCCCTTAAGGATATACTGCGATTCAGCATCCAATACGTCGTTCTTCTTGCGAGGCTTGGTAACATGCTTACGTTGGCCAACTAACTTTACATTCGTCATATCAGCGCCTTCAAGTTCCTTGTACCGCTCCGCCTCTGCTTGCGTCATTCGCATCATGATCATCACCGTCCATTTCAAATAATTCACGTTTGCGTTTTTCATCACGTCTAATTCGCCACAGTTTGGCGCGTATGGCGTTTTCTGTTCTTAGTAGGTAAAACACCATATCCCGCTTTCTAAGCCCCTGGTCATTAAGAATAAGAAGCCTGCGGATATCTTCTGACGACCAAGGCGTGTCTCGTGGGTCATTCATACTTAAACCCTCATTTCTTATCTACATGCTGCCAAGTGATTTCCAATCGCTCATTCTCTTTATCAATACCCGCAAAAACGTCTGTCAGCCCCACCACGTGTTTCAAACCGTCGCCAGGCATAAATTTATTGCCTTGTACTGAAACGCCCTGAAATGCGTCAAAAATGAACTTGTGCATGAACGCTATGTTGTCCAAGTCTGTCCGTCTATCCTTCAAGAACCATTCGAACTTAAATTCGGCAGGGTATTCGATTGCGGCACCATTAGTGATGGCTTCCAACACGATTGGCCGAATCTTCGCTTGAATAATTGCCTTATGACGGTTAAGAATCATTCGTCCCCTGTTCATACCACTGATATCAACGTATTTGTTCAACGTCAAAGGCGATAATCTAACTGGCGCTTGCTTCTTCTCACGCCATGCAATCTGAAAGGCAGACATTGGAATAACTAATCGATCATTCATTTACGCACCTTGCCGCTTTCCCACCACTGCTCTGCAATCTTTTCGGCTGGCAGCAACTTCATGGCGTCAGTTCCTAAGTGGCTGCGTCCCCAATAAATTGCATTAGCAACCGCAGATGTCATTAAAGTTTCAGTATCAATCGACTTGCAAGGCTTGTTTTGTCGGCGAACAGTTACCCAACGCCAAAATGCCGTTGCTGCGAAAAATCCGAATGCAAAGAAGTAAAAATCGTATAATCCCATTACCATTCCTCCCGTTCTACTAAATCCGCTGTGCGAACAATTTCATACGCATTCCCGTTGTAATATGTTCGCAGCAGTTCCAAATCATCACCACCAGAAACTGGCTTGTGGAACCTGCCACCCACATTCTTATTCAAAACAATGTACTTTGGTGTCTTCTTACCCATTACTTTCCCTCCAAATCTGAATACTTGGGGTTAATTTCACCAGGAGCAACATTGTAGAACTTGCTCAGCTTATAAACATGTGCAAAATCTACTGCGTTGCGCTTGCCACTTTCATAATTAGATAGTGTATTCTGTGGAATACCCAAGCGATCGGCTACTTGCCGTTGTGTTAAACGTCTGGTCTTCCTCAGCTCCCTCAATCCCATGTCGTCACACCTCCATTAATTCAACGTCTGCCAAATGATTAATATCATTGCAATTAGTAAACCTGTTTCCACGCCGATAACCACGCTCAAAACAATTTCATGCTTGCGTAACTCTTTCCAAAGGACAAAGTCATTTGTACCGAGCGTAGCAAGTGTGTTGATGATATCCCTGGTAGCTTCCATGCGCTCCGCGCGCTCACTCTCAATCGTATTCAACAACAATCGATCGCTTTGTACTCGGTTGTCAGCTTCAACGTATGACCCCTGAACCGAAGTATCAGCCAAACTAAGCCTGGCTAATTCGGCATTTGCTTGTTCTTCATTTTTCACCATAAATCTCCTTCAATTCGTTCAAATCAATATCAAGCGCAATGGCCACTTTCACCATCTTTTCTAAACCAAGCGTCCGATTTTGCTTGTTGAGCACAGCGTACAAAGTACTTGTGCCAATTCCCGTTTCACTCGCAAGCCAGTAAACAGACTTGTTTGCCTTTTTCAATGCCTTCGCAATCATGTTCGAAGCGTCCATTTATATCCTCCTTAAGCTCATTACATTATTGTGCTATACTAACCTTCGTTAGCGGTCTGTCCGATTGATTGCTAACACTCGTTACGTTTCACTTGTCGGATCGAACCGACTGTCATCCAGAAAGGAATTCTCATGGATACAAATATTTATCTACGCGACGGAATAACCGTTTTAGTACCTAGTCTCACCAAAATTATTCGACACAAGGGCTTCAATGACAGGTCAGATATCGAATTCGAATCGAATAACTTAAATTCATTCACAATTGACCAGAATGCCAAATACACTTTTATTGGTAAGACACAAATCGCTGTCGCAGGATCCGACATCCTATACGTTGAATTCAATGCCTAAAATTGGTTAAGTTTTTCGATAAGCCCAGTAATTGCTTCTAGCATTTCTGGGTTTTTATTTGTCTTCTGACGTTCAAGCTCATCCTTTACCAACTGCCAACCTGCGTCATACGCTTCTTGTTTCACTGACATAGTTTCTCCTTTCAAGCCCGCCCATACCCGCCGTTACCGGCACACTCATTCAATTTAGATGGCTTGTTCTAGCCAAATATCGTTGTCACTCAACTCAAACGCCTTGGCTAACTCGGTTAACTTGCTACCAGCAGCCTTCAACGAATAGTTTCCCCAATATCGTTGATCACCAAACACGTTGGCAACGACTCGGAACTTCTTGTCACCCATTACCAAATCTCCTTTTTCTGTTTGTCACCGTACTTATCAGATGCGTAGTTACGCTTCTTCTCGTTATCAATCACGGCACTCATTGTCAGCAAGTGCTTCGCTAGTCGGTTCTTCAAAATACCGTCTGTGTACTTAAACGACGATTGATTGCTATCCTTTGTTAACTTGATAGCATCAGCAACTACCTCGGCATCCATACCGTCTTCTGTAACGTACTCAACCAGCTCTTGCCGTTGAATTGGGCCAAAAGCGAAGTCTAAGTCGTTATCAGTGATTGACCGATTGATGACCGTTGCAGCTGTTGCAACGCTATTACTATAGTTATCGTCTGTCTCGTCGGTCCGACGTTCACTGTTTGTTAACTTATCTATCTTGTTAATTAATACTTCTTGTTTAGGGTCCTTCTTGTTAGTGTCAAGTTGAGCCATGTTGGTTCGAACCATGTTGGGTTGAGCCATGTTGGTTCGAGTTGACATGGCTATTTCTGGAATAACCACTGTCCAAGCATTTGCTCTTTGACCTCCTGAACTGCGATATGGTTGTTTGATGAGATAATCATGTTCAACCAAGTAGTCCATTCGATCAGCCATAGCTTGCCGAGAAATATCAAGTTCACGAGCCAAAACTTCTGTATAAAATTGAAATCCTTGTGGCTTACTAGCCATAAGAACCCAAGCCCTAAAAGCACCATCACGTCGTCCATTGAATACTGGGTCCACAATTACCGAATTTGGAATTCGTGTGAAGTTACTCTCTAATGCATTATTCAATGTGTCCTGCATTGTTAGGCCTCCCGATAATCATCAATATCTTTGAACAAGACAATCTTTTGCTCGTCCTTTGGAATAAGCCGACTTGTCAAACTCTCGTCGTACTTGCTCCTAAGTTGGCTTAGATTGTCATTCGTCGTTACAATCGTCGACTTGCCAATTCGTGCATTCACAATCGAATACAGAATTTCAGTCATCTTGTCAGTAGCGCCACCGGCACCGGACTCCTTACCAAAGTCATCCATAACCAGTAGTTCCACTTCTTTCATGCCCCGGATAATCAAGTTGTAATCTTGCTTAGCCCGCTCATCATCAATCGAAGCCAACATAGTTGATCGCAATGCCACCAGATTGACGAACATAATCGACTTAACATCAGCCAGTTTGTTCATCACAGCCACCGCTAGTGCTGTCTTGCCCGTACCAGCTGGTCCAACGAACACGTAGTTGCTATTTTGTTGAGCCAATTGCTTACTAGCCATAAACGCCGATACGCCAACTGCCTTTCGAGCAGGTGTATTAGCTTTCCATTTCTCAAAGGTAAAATGCTTGATGTCTTCTGACGTGAACAATGACATTGGGTAATACTTACGAGTTTCACCACGCTTGAACTTGGCAATCTTCTCTGCTAGCACACCGCTTACTTCCGGAATATCTTCAGCTTTGGATGCAGCACCCTTACGGAAGTTCTCTAAGAACATTTGCTTGTCGAACCTCGTATTGGACTTAGCTGCAATGAGTTCAGCGAATCTGACCGCTGTATCTTCGGTCATATCAAAACTTCCCATGACTGCTCCTTTCTGGGCTTCTCACCCCGTTCGGTTGATTAGGTCAACGTCCGTAAATATTCAGTCTTTGATAAATTCACCAAGTGGCATCAACAACTTAATAACGTCATCACCGCTATACAAACCATTCACTCGATCAACATTATCGATAATGCTACGAATGGCATCTTTCAATCGCTCTGATTTGCGCTTTTCTGAGTCCAACTTGGCTTCTACCTTTGCCATATCGACCTTTTGAAGTCGAACGTCAGTCACAATCTTGTCTTGTAACTTCTTTGATGGCTTATTGGTAGCTGTCCAATATTCTTCATTGGCATAATCGGCTGGAGCAGTAAATGGTTCCACCTCATAATTAGCGGCCACCTCATCGATTTCAGGTTGAATTTGCTTTAGGCGCTCACCTTTTATTGACGAAACATATGGCTTAATTTCTGAATCAAAGTCATCAAGCAAATCGTTAGCCAGGCTTTCGATTGCTGGAAGTTCAGGGAACTTTTCGTTCAATTGTTCTTCCATGTCCGCTAAGAACGCCTTTCGTTGCTTCTTCAGCGCTGGAATAACCTTTGCGACTGCTGTACGTTGCTTCTTAGCAAGCGCTAACTCCGTATTACTTGATACGTCAAATGGGTGAATGCCTTGTAACTGCGCAAGCAATTCCTTTGTGCCAAACGCTTGACTATCCTTAATAACAACTACATCTGTGTCGATTGTCTTCATGCTAATCACCTACCCTTGATAACCAAGACTCTGCAAGAATTCATCTGTAGGGTCTGTATTGAAATCAATATCCTGTGCAGGAGCGTCAGAATGCGCCTCATTTGGCATTTCTGGAGTTTGACCTTGTCCCTGTTCCGCCGAGGCATTAACGCTCTCTACGGCTTCCTCAGGTACGTTTAAAACAGGTGCATCATCATACACTTCTTCGACGACGCCTGAATTTGCAGGAGTGATATCACGGCGATCAGCACGGTCATCATCTAAAATGGCCTTGGCTGCTTGTTGTGACTTTGGAGCATATTTCAATAAGTCCTTAATCACCGTTTTGATTGCCATTGCATCAAAGTTTGTGCCCCAGGCACTCTTTGGTCGGATTTCTCCTTTTCGGTTGTCCCAGGCTTGAGAGAACTTTTGAACGTGTTTCATTACCTTGGCCTTACTCCAGTAATCTTCAATTCGATTACCATCAAGGTAGTAATACGCTAGATACCCAACAACATCACTGGGTTCATCAACGTCGGGATCATATTCTGGGTTGCCAATGCTTAGCTCACCATAGATACGGTTGTACTTAACTTTGTTTGCTTCGTAGATAGCAACACCCGCAACCTTGCCGACACGTCCCGTGTTCTGAACCAGCTTGATAAGTCCGCGATATCCAAGTTGCAAATTGACATCCACACCAACTGTTTGCCATTCACCGTTAACCTTGCCACGCTTCTCATAAGGGATAACGTACGCCTCCCCCAAGTCTGGTAGTAAACTCAAATCCAATGCAGCAGCCTTTAGTGCGGCCGTGATAATTTGATTTGTTCCAGCCTTTGCCAACAATTCATTGTCGTTCAACAACGTTGAAAGTCCGGCAACAAATGATGGGCCTTGGTCATCCAATATTTCTTCAAACTTCTTGACCACCTTTGGGTCATTCAACTGCTTTTGCACAGTCGTAATTGCATTTGCCATTTCTTATTCCTCCGTCACTGGTTCTTGAAACTTGATATACGTTGTGTTCGGCGCCTTTTGCCAGTCTTCGTGATACTTAGGTTCGAAGTAGTGAACTTCTCGACCTGTATCAAGCACCACCCACGTTTCAAACTTGGTTGCCATTTATCAGCCTCCTATCCTGTGGTAAAATCGAAGGGTAATTGAACTATCTGAATTCATTACCCGAGCCCTTGGTGATTGCACTCACTGAGGGCTCTTTTATTTCGATTTTCATGTGTCATTCCTTTCAGTCGAACGCCACAACCTGCACACCACACCGGGACTTATAGATACTTTTCTCGGAGATTTTTCAGGGAGTGATATGCATTTTGTGACGCTCGACTTTATCAGGCGCTCTCACCGGCGGTTTAGGAAATACTGGGATTCATAACAACCGTACATTTAGGGATATATACCGATTACATTTGAAATCTAAACCGCCTGTCAGAGCGCCTGATATTTGATTAACTAGCTGTTGATGTTGGCATTATGCCAAATGATGTATTCATCAACAGCCTTATCGCCATCTTCGCCATTAGCAATTGCTTCATTTCGAATTTCAGATAGAAACTTCTTGTCAACACCAATTAAAGCCACGCTATCGAAAGCTTTGCCAAGCAACTTAAACATCATCTTGATGATCTTCATTTTTCATTACCTCCTTTTCCAAATATGGTCGTAGTCGCATATCGTTGTCTTCGAAGAAGTCTATTAACCAAGCAGCGAATACAACTAAGCCAACAACCGCGGCTATTGCATAGCCAATTACGATGTCGCTCAAACCATCACCTCATCAACATGTTCTTCAATGTACTTGGCAATCTTGAAACCGTGATACAGGCGTTGGCTTTCACCTTTCTTAATCGTCAAGCCAGGTTCCGCCTCCACTCGAGTACGCCAGTACGTATTGAAATCTTTCAAACTAATTGCGCCCAGGTAATCTTTCAAAGTTAGTTGATCATCTGGTGTGCTCTTCGTTCGATACATCTGAACGAATTGATGACTATAGATAATATTTTGCTCGGCTGTTTTAACAGCCTGCTCAAACACTTGAACTCCTAGCTGCATCAACATGTCAGTTGGCAGCTGAAGTGATACTTGCTCTGTCATAAGCCCTCCATCAACTTAAACAAAACGTTAAGTCAGTTGCAAATTAAAACTTTCGAATATCGTAGATACCCAAAATACCAGCCAACTTCTTCAGATTAACTTCTTTTAAGCCGACCTTTCCATTCTCAAATTTGTTGTATGAAACAACTGAAATACCAATCTTATTGGCAATTTGAGCCTGCGTTAGCCCCTTTTTCTCGCGGCCGTCAATTACTGCTTGTCGTCGCATTAATCACACCACCTCTCTATTTGATATATTCATTATATAAACATTTTGTTTAATAGTCAACAACCGACTTAAACAAAACGTTAAGTTGGTTGTAAATAAAAATTATTCAGTTAGCTCTGATAACAAATTGCTTAGGTGCATCAATTCGATCTTGATTGCGGGAACAATCGGACTCTTTTCATCAGCTACATTCTCAAATGATAGTTTTGCAGCATTGATATTCAAAAGCGTTTGTTCAATATCATGACTACTCATGTTCTATACCTCCAATTGTGTTTGGTTTAGTTGCATTACAGTCGCTGTTGACGGTGTCCAATGATCAATCAGTTCCATAACTTGGTCAAAATGCTTGTCACGCAAGTCACGTCGAATACGCACACCGGTAACGACCTTAATTTGATGATTCAAGTCTTTACGTAGTTCACCGACAACGTTTTTTGAATTTAGGTTGTGTAGCTTGATGTATTCACGAACCTTGTCGTTAACTCGGCGTCCAACGTACTCGTAGCGTGCTGAATTCAGTGGTTGATTGCCTTCAAGTTGCGTCACTCGGCTATCCAATTCTGTAGTACCTTGTGCCAACAATGCGATTCGCTCCATTGGTGACATCTGCGGAACTCCGTACACCCCCGTCTTGCGAATGCTTGGCAAAACTTCAGTTGTTACCCAATCCTGGAAACGTTCAGCCGTTTCGTTGTTAGCCTTGATAGCCAACTTGTAGAATTGTGGTTCCGTGATGAAATCACCACGTTCGATTGCGTCCCCACTTGTGGGGATACCTAAATACTTATTTACGCGCTCCCAGCGAACAACCTCGTTGCCACTCTTGGCAATTTGTGAAATTCCTAATCCAATTGCTGCCGTTTCTGCGTCGAACATCACTTGTCCGTTTTCTTCCTTAATCTTCAAACCATTAAAAATTTGCACTTCATTTGTCATAATCGTTTTCTCCTACTTAAATTGACTAGTAACATGTTCAACATTCTTGATAGTCAGTGTTTCCGTTCCATCTGCGTTGTGGTTAATCTCAAACATGTCTGTGTTGTTGTATATATCAATTGGAATTTGCAGCTTTACACCGTGATCAATTTCCAATTGAATTGCCTTAGCATCAACTGAATTGACATCCCCGCCATGCCTAACATCCGACACACCTTGTAGATATGCGACTGGAACGCCAAAATAATCAGCCAAAGTTTTCCATGCTTTTAATCGAGGTTCTCGGCGCTCGTTTTCGTAGTTACCTAAGGCGCCAAAAGAAATGCCAACCTCTTTTTCCAACTCACGCAGTGTTAAGTTTCTTTTTTCTCGGAGTTCTTTAATTCTATTCATAGTGTTTATCCCATCTTCATAAATACCAACCAGTGTGTCTTCTCACGTTTCTGACCAAACAATGGTTGGTACTGTATCTCGGCCAATAATTCCGGCAGATTGATTTGGCTATCATTCCATTTAAAAACCAATGTACCGAACGGTTTTAAAACTCTCATAGCTTCGTCAAATCCATCTCGGATTATGAATGGCCAAGACACTTCATCAAGCACACCGTACTTTTTAGCAAGCCAACTGTTGGCGCCAGCATGAATTAAATGTGGCGGATCGAATACCACCAGATGAAACGATTCATCTGGAAACGGCAATCCATCTGTCCAGTCAGCAATCACATCTGGATTGACATCAATCAGATGACCACTAGCTAATTCTTCAAACATTTGTCGCTTATCAACAAACAAAGTGTTTTGGTTATCCTTATCGAACCACATCATGCGGCTGCCAGCCGTCATGTCTAAAATTGGTGGTAATGCCATTATTCTTCCACCTTTTCGATTGTCATCTTCCATTCGTTCTTAGAATCACCTTCAAAGAAACCAAACTTTTGTTCAACTGACTTCACACTGTTGCTTTGCAAAAGTTTCAAAACAGAATCTACTGCTGTTTTCCCAAGCACCATCTGTGCTTCGAATAGTTGTTCATGCGTCATTCGTCCACCTTCACCTTTCGTGCTTTCAATGCGCTTAGGCCAGCAACTAGCTTGTCAGCATCGGCTTCACTAAATTCATAATAGTGGCCATGATGCTTTAGGAAGCTCAATGTCTCAAACGAAATCAGTGTTTCACCATGTTCGTCACGTGCATCTAACGTTCCGAAATCAGTCATAACATGAAATCTCTGCTCTTTCTTCGGCACAAACTCAACAAGTTCAGGGTGTAAGTACCAGTCGACAAGCATTTCATCTTTCAGAACGTCTTCTGTATCTAGGTCTTGAATTATGAGCCTCTTTTTTATAGCACCACTCATGAAGTGACTAATTCCGCCTCTGTGTGTTTTCTTAATTTTTAACAAGTAATTAAACAATTCGACCGGTAACTCAATCACACGCTTCTCTGGTGCGTTTTTCAATTCATTGACTTTCAAGCCAAAACCTAATGCACTCGTACCATCAAAGAACGCGACTTCTGTAGTGTTATCAGGTACTTCAACAATCTTCTTCACCATTATTTGTCACCTCGCTTCAGATACAAACGATCTGGATAACGGTCAGTTGCTAAGTAAATCAACTTATCCCACGTGCTCATGTACAAATACATCAATCGTTGCCAACGACGGTTTGGCCGAACATGTCGGACTAAAGCCTTTGCCAACTTAACTTTGGCGGCTAATTGCAAACTGTTACCAATCTTGGCAACCTTCTTATGTCGCTTTTGTCGATTAACAACATCAACGTGATTCTTTTGTCGCTTTGTTGCCATTACTCAACCTCCAATAGCTCTGGGTTCTCATGAATGTTGCCAATAACATAGCCTTCAAATGCACCAGTGCCGTCAACTAAATCCAACAGGTCAACATAATTTGCGTTTTCAAGATAAAACCCAGGTGCTTCGTAGGCGATTGATAGATTGCTATACGCCTCTAAATCGCCAGCATAATCAGGAACCATCACAATATCTCCTTCGTAAACATCAACGCCATTGTTGTCTTGCATTCCTGTGAATTGTTCAAATAACAATCGTGAGCTTTCAACCGAGAGCCCGTTGAACATCTGATACACTTCAGCACCGTTTTCAAAATATCGGTTTGAAGCATTTGACCATACACGGAACTTAATCTCTCGTTGCATTACTCAACCTCCAGTGAAATCTTCAAATCATCAAAATCTGCGTCTGAAAATTCTGGCGACTTCAAAGCTTTCTTTAGCGCTTTACCACGCAAATTAGCTTCCACAATTGCAGTATTAACACCATCAGTTACTTTCCATTGCTTCATTAATAAGTCCCCCAATATAGTGATACCTTGTCATCGTAACTTTCAATCACATATCCTGCGTCTTCAAATAGTTTCGTGTTAACTAACACTGCGTCAGCGAAACGCACCTCACCGGCAATTCGACGATACGTCAACTTGAAAAAACCATCCGTCGCTGCCTTAGCAACATCACGTCCAATTTCATCAACAAGGTTTGTCAAAGCATCCTTTGTTGTTTCAGACGCTTGTTCTGCATTAATCATAATTGTGTCCTCCTACATTTTGTTTGCATCGTATAAACGTTTTGTTTAACTCAACGTATTCAATATAAACTAGTCGTTTATAAAAATCAAGTTGTTTATTATCTTTTTGTTTATTAACATTTTGTTAAGATTTGTGTATACTAAACCCATAAAGATAGGACGGTGATTCTTATGAATACCCTTGGAGAACGAATTAAAGAACTAAGAGAAAAGCATTCTGAAACTCAAGAACAGCTGGCAGAATATCTAGGCATGACTGTTGTGAATGTATCTAACTACGAACGTAACGTTCGCACACCTAAAATAGATAGTTTGATTGCCATTGCAAACAAATACCACGTGTCGCTTGACTACCTACTTACTGGTGAAGAAAGTAAGTATCATCAAATATCAGATCAACAAGTCGAAGCTAAAATTGCAGAGTCTAAAGATGATTGGAAGCACCAAGCAGCCGCGCACAACACTAATGAGACAGTCGGCTTGGATGCAAATGACAAGATTATTGATGATGTTATTAGCGACTTGGTTCAAACTCCAGCATTTAAAGAGCAAGTTCGCAAGTTACTCTCAGGAAAATTTAATAAAGATATTTTGTAGGTAAATAGATATGGGGAGTAGCGTCAACGTTAAGTGGTTGTTGAAAACAATTATTAGAAATAACATTACTTCATCTAATCGGCTGGTAGCCTACCTAGATGTTCTGATACTGACTGATGACAGGTTAAAGCAAAGCAGCACAGATGGTTTCTTGTTGAAAGATACAAGAACTATAGTTATTGCAACCGATCTAATGCCTCTATATGAGATGTACTTAATAGCTCATGAACTCGCCCATTTGGTTTTAGGTCATGTTGTACCAAGAATGTATTCAGAACATAGAATGACGGCACTCCCGGAAGAAGTTGAAGCAGATATCGTCGCATTCGTTCATGTCATGCTATATATGAATGAGCGTGGAATGAAGTTGCATGATCCAACAGATATCGCAGATAAAATCGGCGTACCTCATTCTAGAGTTATTAGTATTAGAAAAGCACTCGCCATTATAAATAAAGAACTAGTTGCTTCTGGGTATGATTACGCACAATAGCCAAGATGGTAAATTTTAAAAATTACGTGCAGTAAGGCATTCACGTTAAAAGGTCTTTTGGAGTGGGATTCATGAGTAAATTTATGAAGTTATCGGCCATTTTGCTAACAAGCATTATGTTGGGGGGCGTTGTACTTGAAACAACGTCTTCATTTTCAAATGATACATTTGTTAGTGCTGCATCAAAGAAATCAAAAAAAGCTACGGCTAAGCGAAAGCGTGTTAATAAGTTAATTGATGCTGTAATTAAGCAGGATCAGGGAATCGCTAACGGATTAGTAGACGAAGATGGTAATTCCGTTGACAATGGAACACCAAATCCAGATTATGCGTGGGCACTAACAATCGATAGTGTTACTTACCGCAAGGATGGAGAACTTCTCATTCGGGTTAACAACCAGTTTAATAATTTAAGTAAGTCAGATAAGATACAAGCCCTTCGTTATGCGCAAAGTGAAGCATTTACGGTTCTAGGAGATAATTATAAAAAGTGGGCTGATTCATATGATCGCCCACGCGTGACTGTACAAGACAGCACTGGTGTGTTTATTGCAACAAGCAAGGTCTCAGACCCTGGCAAGTTTAAATTTTTTGAGTAAACATATTCCCGCTTGGTTAGCGGGATACACATGCTACGTGCAAACGTGAACCACGTTAAAAGCTGTGCTTACTGGGGGAAATCAATCATGGAAAATCCTGAATTAACGCAAGATGCCCAACGTCTTGCCGTCCTAATTTACAAGCAATACAAAAATAAAATCGATAATGGACAAAGCAAACAGGATGCCAAGAATGTTGGCGGACTAGAAGAATTGCATAGTTCTCTTAAAATCAAATACTCAGAAGATGATACTTTGGATTTGGTACGAGAATTATCACGAAACGAATACCTTGATATTATGTGGGCTAATAACACTGCGGTATTCATTGAGATAGAGTCAAAATTAATCATCTTTGGCGAAAACAAACTTGCAAATGATATTGATGATGTTTTGACTTGGGCAAACAAAATCGTAAGTATTTTCAAGCCATAATATTTATACCCGCATTGCGGGATACATATCATCGACCGCGAAGTCGGTAAACTAGTTTGCGACAATTTTAGTCGTTAGTTTCGTTAATAATAATGTCTAAGGAGACACGCTACTATGGCCTATACCTCAAAAGTAATCCAAATTATCAGTCAATACAAATTGATCATCAAAGGGGGTTGGAACGACGGAATAAACCTAGGGGACGAATTTAATGTTGTTATAAAGGGGACGGATGTAAAGGACCCCGAAACTGGTCAATTTTTAGGTACGTATGATTTAATCAAATCAAAACTTGAAGTAACTGAAGTATTCGAACAATACTCCGTACTTTCTAAACTAACTCGCAAAGTAGTTCCTTCAGCGTTTTCAACAATGATGAATATGGGTCTTGAAAAAGAGCGCACGGTGACTAACAAGGAAAAGCTACCTGTTTCAGAAAATGAAATCTCACCAATCGAGTTACCGGATGGGGATGAAAACATTCACGTTGGAGACCTCGTCGAAAAAATCAATTCATAAAATTGACAATACATCATCATAATGAGATAATGACAACAGTAATTGGGCGGTTGAATCCATAAAAGGAAACTGCTAGAGAAAACGCTGGTGTCTTTGACATCGGCGTTTTTTCTTTGTCAGAAAGGACTTATAAATTTGAAATATGAAAAGCCTCGCCCATTTGTTCCACTTAATGAGCAATTGAGAATCATCAGAGAACGTCACAATATATCAACAAATGAGGAAAATCCACTTGTTGATGAGCTTACTCTTTTGAATTATTCGTATTATACGCTAATTAATGGTTACCAACGGGCACTAGAAAAATCACCAAATTCTGAACAGTTCATTGATGGAATTAGCTTAAATTTGTTGTCCAGCATAAATTTTATTGAAACTGAGATATCTTCTAGCTTGCTTCATAGCATACTTATAGTCGAAAAGATGTTCAAAACAAGTCTGCAGTATGAAGTATCCTATTCTTTCGGTGAAAAGCAGCAAGATTATTTGAATCCGTCTAATTACAGAAAAAAAAAGTATGGAAAGTCTCGTATTGAAGTAATCAATTTTCTTTTAAAACTTGCGACTGGATACATACACGGTGAAACAGATAACCCTCGTAAGAGGGTTGTTGACGAATACGTTTCAAAATCAACGAAAGAATATAGGAAGACAGGGAATGTACCTCCTTGGATACTAGTAAATGAATTAACTTTTTCCCAAGTGCTTTATTGGTATGAAATTTTACCGACCGAAAGTAAAGAGCGAGTAATTAAATCTTTCGCTCTTAGCCGTTTTTTTGCCAACAATGCTGATCAACTAGAATTTTTCAAGCAATCGATGATGTTAATTCGGGATTTTAGAAATGGTTTAGCACACGGAGATGTTCTTAATAAGATATCCCCTCGTGTTGACACAAATCTTGGTAAATTAAACACTGTATTTAAAGGTAACGAGGCGATCATTACAAATTCGGAATACAATGCGGGTATAGGCAAGCATGATTTGTACGCACTAATCATGACGTTATCAATAATGCTTAATTACAGTCCTGCGCGAATTATATTAGTTATGAACCTTAAACGTTTCTTTTCAGAACTAGATAATTTGATGCGTATTAATGAAGCACCCATGCGTAGATTATTAGGCATACCTCAGAACATATTTGACCGGATGGATGCCATCACAAATTCGTTAGATCCTAATACAAAATAAAAAAGCGCATCCCTTACATCGCTAAACTCAGGGATACGCTAATCAGTTATTCAACAAAACTAGACCTCTTGAAACGTCTTTTAGTTTTATTTCGATAATTATTATATCAAATAGACCCGGACACGTCTCTAAACTGTCCTATTTTTTAACAGAAAGGTTAGGTTTAAACTAATGGCAAGTATCTACAAGCGCGGCTCGACTTGGACCGCAAATGTTTTCGTCATGAAAGACGGTCAGCGACGGCGTAAAACAAAGTCTGGTTTCCGAACAAAAGCTGAAGCAAACGGCTGGGCAATGCAGACAGAGGCCGATAAAGTCAATCAAACGCTGGTACTACCTAATAAGATTTCGTTTCCAGACGCTTTTGATAACTGGTACCAGACATACAAAGAGCCTACACTTTCGGCAGCTACTAAGCGATGGTATAGGTTCACAAGTGGCGTATTACATGACCGTTTTAATAACGTACGGCTATCATCAATGGACCGTCACCGTTTTCAGAGTTTCTTAAATGATTTTGGAAAGACACACGCTATTGAAACAGCTCGAAAAATAAAAATGCACGTTCATCAAATGGCTGAAGCGGCAATCATTGACGAAAAATTATCAAAAGACTTTACTGCTAGTACGAAAGTTACTGGCTCAGATGGCAAGTCTTCTGATATGAAGTTCTTAGAGGCCGACGATATGAAAAAACTTGTTGATCATATTAATGAGCGACCAGTTGTAACACGACCAGTTACCGACATGATGATTCTAACAGCTCTACACACTGGTGCACGTTATTCAGAAATAGCAGGGTTAACATGGACTGACATTGACTTTGATAACAGCCAAATATCAATAAACAAGACTTGGGACATGGTTAACAAGGAATTCAAGGGTACAAAAACGAAAGGTTCCAATCGCACCATTGATGTACCGACTGTATTAGTTGAGCAACTGTTAGAGTGGCGTAAAGTACACCCTGAAACAGTTTTTGTATTTCAAGGTAAACATGCCTACCCTCCGACCAACAATGCAGCAAACAAGCAATTAGAGCATAATTTGAAGCAAATTGAAGCCAAAAAGATTATTACGTTCCACGGTTTGCGACACACTCATGCAAGTTGGTTGTTGTCTCAAGGAGTTGATGTGAAATATGTATCCGAAAGACTTGGTCACTCAGGTATCGAAATTACATTATCAACGTACACTCACCTACTTGATCATGAACGAAAAGATGAAGCTCAAAGGTCAGTAAACCTCTTAAATAACCTATGA